TTTAGATTAATAGGGTGCGTTGCTCCTAAATCATCCGAGTTTTTGGAATTTCAAACACTTCGGGTTGAACAAGGATGTGTCGATATCTTTGGGGACATACTTCATATCCACCAAACGACATTGGTAATAACCAAAATACCCCTTGAACATAGGTCCAACTTTACAGTGAGGACACTTCATATTGATAACCTACAGTTACAGTCCATGGGCCAGCACTGGTTACAATGCCATAGATAGTTATCTAGATAGAATCCTAGAATCAAGAACACACATCCTTGTGGTCTTGTCTTGTCTGAAGCATAATTGCTTCTATCCATTGATATAGATCCGTAAGGTCCATCTCTTTTTCATCGTCGATACAATCGCCAATATAATTCATCACATCCTGGAGCACTTCATATGTTTCCATATTGTGTCCTAGAGTGTTCTACATATAGAGTAGAAAGTAACTTAATTACACTAAGTGTTAATCAACGTACTCATTTAAGCAATTTGAACAACGCCATAGAACTATTCCATAGTCAAGTATTGGGCTTGAGTCCCTGTCAGCAAACAAAGGTTGCGAACATCGGGGACATTTCTGTGCCATTATTATTCCTCAAAAGGTTTTGACATAATGGTAATTTAGAGCATCATAGATGTCTTCAGGTGTAGTATCGATATTCTCATCTAAGAATAATCCTACACGAGCTCCAGTTGCCATGGATCTCTTTGTGAATGTAGCTTGGGCAACTAACCAAGCATAATCCATAACTGGTAGTGGACCATCAGTCCAAGTGGTCCAATAGGTTGCTATAGCCATACCAACACCAATACCAGCACCAGTTAATCGTCCGATGTCCTCCCAACTTACCTCATAGTTAGAGCTAAGTAAATTCTCAATGGAAGGTTCCATTATATCGAGTGTCTGAAGGACTTCACGAATTGCTTCGTTTGAAGATGAACTTCTTGGAGAACCAAGTCCTGTCATTTCCTGTATCGTCTCTTCGAGCTCGACAAGTTTGCCGCCAATCTCAAAATAGGTTACCAGGGGAATCACCTTTTTGATTTTCTAGCTGTTTTCTTGACCGCAACCAATTTCTTGGTTTTAGGGTCTTTATCAGTATAGCGGTATCTAACCGATTTACCGTCTTTTTTAAATGTTTTACCGTGGGTATATTTAGCCATCAGAAGCACACTCCTGAAGTATGGCTTAGTAATAGATCAGTCAGTCCTAAGAAATGACTTAGAAGCAATGCCAACAAATACTCTATTCGATTATTTCTAATATGATCTAATGCAGTGACTACCTTAGTCGAAGTAACAATAGTTTCAGTCTCTGGTATCATGTTTCACATCTCCTGCATTGGTTCAGCGAGATATCCTCTATGAGAACCTGGTATCATATCAATTTGGATAAGTATCTCTTGAGTGATTGGTCCAGACTGCTGAGTCCAATCAAATCGAATAAGTCCACATGGCATATTGCCACCCTTTATTCGAGTAGCTGCAACAGAAGTAGTAGCCGAAGAAGAATATACAGTAGAAATGTCATGTAATTCTAATTGAGGAGCCTGAGTTTCGCCTCCTGGATAATTTACTTGAGGATAAGGTAAATCATCATTACGATCAGTAGCGTTGTCCAAGATTTCTTCATGGTCTGCTCCAACATCAAACATTCGTTGAAGCCAATTATCATCGCTACCGATGTCAGGACTAACAGGGTCCGGACTTTGAGGATAAGCTCTTGAATCAGCATATCCTTCAATAATGCCTCGTGATACTCCGCCAACATTATTTACACCTACCATATGTAGTTTAAAATCGAATGGATCTACCAATGAACCTGAAGCATCAGGTACCAAATTCGGAATAACTATCTCTGAAAGTTGCCATTCTCCACCTGCATAAGCATTGCCAGCAAAATCAATAGGTAATAGATTGGTAAGATTCATATCATATCCCACTGCTTGCGCTGCAAGTAAATGAGCGGGATCTGCTAATACCTTGAAATCTCTAAATCTCGCTACGGCAGATTCCGCACCGGCTTTATCAACAGCATCCATTTGCTGACGATTCCAATGATTAAACGCTTTAGTCCAGGCCGCAGCAGCGACCCAAGTATTAGGTATCTTTGAAACGACAAGAGTACCAGGGTTTGAAGATGATATCTTCATTCCAGCAATACCCCAATTCAAACCTTGACGGTAAAACCGTCTTGCAATTAAACTTGCACATTGACTTAAGTCTACATATGCAGAAGCAATACCTGATCCAGGTTCAGGAACCGGAATCTTAATACTAATAGTCAAAGGTGAAGGTTCGATGTTCTTAATTCGAGACATCTTAGTTGATTTACGGGCCATAAAACAACTGGGGGTGGTGGGGGTTATTAATCGTAACCTCCTCCACGCTACGCTCGCCCCTACCCCTCGAAGAGACCAATCGCAGTAGACATGTCCACCGGATTCGCATCTTCTAAACCTTCCACCGAAGGTGAAGGTCTTTAGATTAATAGGGTGCGTTGCTCCTAAATCATCCGAGTTTTTGGAATTTCAAACACTTCGGGTTGAACAAGGATGTGTCGATATCTTTGGGGACATACTTCATATCCACCAAACGACATTG